GATAAGTCACCAACTGCACCAGCACCATTCACTAAGTTTAATGAACCTAGAGGTTGTGCAAATGCTCTTTTACCACCACAGATATCTACACCAATTCCGTTACCATGAGTTCCAGCAGTCCTTGCGGCCCACTCTCCATGAGAACCAGAACCATCTTCAAAAGATGCTTGATAATGATCATCATCTCTGATAAGTATTCCAGAGTTTGCACCAGCATTTACAATGCCACTTTCTGCTCTTACTACTTTTAAATTATCTGCATACTGTAAAAAGTTTGATGCAGAAAAGAATGTTTCAAATTGATTACCAGTATTTTGTGGTTTTCCAAATGTTTGTACCAATTGTTCTTCTGACGTAATAGTTGTCACAGAACCAACTGGGCCTTTTTCAAATGCGCCTGCAATTGCACCAATAGATGTTGCAACAGCTGGAACGACATTCGTTAAATCTATTTCCCTAACGTGAACGCCAGGTGAGACTAAAAATGACATGATTTTTGCTCCTTGTATGAGTGTTATTCTTTATTTACTTGTATTTATAAAAATTAAGTTTCTAAAAACTCCCTTTTATATGTTCCAAAACTTATAAATAATAATATGGAAACACATTACCAAAAGTATAAAGAAACCATCAAAAAAGTAGCTCGTAGGAACTACCGAAAACGTGTGCAATGGTTAAACAATAGTTTATCAGACCAATGTTGCACTCATTGTGGAGAGAGTGAAACAATATGTCTTAAACTCTACCCCCATGATATACAAATTCGTAAACAAGCAAAGAGAGTTGGTACTAGTGATGAAAGTAGAAAAGAGATTCATAAGTTAATGAATGAATGTAAAGTTGTTTGTTCTAATTGTTGGATAAAACTTGACAACGACTTGATTGAATTTCTCTAGTAATACTTTCTCTTTGTTCGTTTGTGTATTTTGACCACATAGTTATTTCTTCAGTTGTTCTATAACAACCAATGCACACACTATCTATAAGTTTGCAGATTTTAACACATGGACTTTTAATCACCAATCGTTCTCATATGTTCTTACTATAGGACTCCATCTAGTACCATACTCATCTACCATTTCACCTATGTTTTCATCTTCTAAACCATTAACTACAAATCCAAAAGGAGCCATGTCTTGTTCTAGTTGATCTTGGTTCTCTCTGTACATCTGTTCTCGTATATCATTGTTAGTAAGTTCTTTAAAATAAGTTTGATCTGTACACCACGCAAAGATAAACAAACACGCAACCATATCATCATTACAACCATCATCTGCTTCAAATGATGAACCCTTTACAATAAAGGTAGACAGTTCGTTGATTGTATCAAAGTCTTCTATGATTATCTTGTTGTCTTCTACAAGTTGTTTTAGATTGGAACACCCTATACTTTTTACTGCCTTCGTTGTTCTCACACCTAATTGAGCTCTACCACCAGAGAATCCACCACCAAGTATTTGTCCAGCACGACCTCTCATAGATGCCATAATCATATTATCGTATTCCATATCATACTGCATTGCGTTTGCGACTTGTTCTCCAATATCATTGACTTCTATTAGAACAAATGATTGGTTGTATGCTTTTGCAATTTGATGTATTCTTTGTGGAAACAATAAAGGTTTTATTTCGTTATCTCTGAACTTCGCAACAATACGATAAGGAACTGAAGTGACATCAAAAACAATAAACGCAGAGTAATCATTTGATGTTCCTCGTGCAACGTCAGCTGTTAAGATATATGTGTGTTCTGGTATTGGGTGTTCAAAGACATCAACACCAGCATTAGATTGTATAGGTTTCTTGTATGCAAGAACTCTTAGTTTTGATGGAGATATCAGAGTATCTATAGAACCTAGAAACTCACACTCAAACTCTGTGTTAAACTGTTGTTCACTTGTATTCGCAATAGTTTCTTTCTTCCATTTCTCATCTCGGCCTGGTACTTCTGACCAATGAACCTCGATAGGTATATAACTATTTCGTTTTTCCTCTGCATCTGTCCAGATTTTATAGAACATATTCATACCATGTGGGGTACTTACTATCATAACTTTTGTGGATTGACCAGAAGAAATCGTAGGATACACAGAACTAAAAAATTGTTCTGCAACATTTGATGGTACATAAGCAAACTCGTCTAAGAATATGATGTTGTAACTTCCACCCCTCACAGCACTCGCAGAGGTCGAGGAAGCGAGTATTTTAGACCCATTCTCTAGTTCCAGAGAACCTTTATTCCAAGACATAACTCCTTGTTGTAACCAATGAGGAAGATGTTCGTATGCAAGTTGTAGTCTACTTAACAAATCTCGTGCAGTCGCAGCCTTGTTTGCAAGTATTGCAATATTCACACTAGGGTTAAATAACGCATAGTGTAATAGATAAGATATCATAACAGTAGACTTACCAGACTGTCTGGGTAGTTTACATATAGTAAAACGATTATTGTGAAATGTACCAACCATCTCTTTCTGAAAGGGGTACATCTTAAATGGTATTAGTCCTTCATCAAGGGAAACAATCTTTACATAATTCTGTATAAAGTACAGAGGGTCTTCCATACATTTTGTATATTCAAGGAGTTGTTTCTTAGTCCAGTTCTGTTGTACGTTTGCTCTTTTGAGATTAGGATTACCAAGATAGGTCGCATCAGCCATCTGTCTTTCCTTTTAGCATCTTTTGGAGTTCAGCAGTCGAACCAACAAACAATGCGTTAGTAACATTCTTGGGTGCAGAATTAGGTACTTCTTTAAGTTTTCGCATTTTCTCTTGTAAGTCACCTAACTTCTCCGTTACCTCTGCTACTTGTTTAATAAGATTTCCAGCAACCTCGTATGCTCTTGGGTGTTCACCCTCTTTTGCAAGCTCCAGGATTCCCTCAATCGCTTGAGAACCTTTTTCAACAAGACCATAAAAGTTCTCTCGTTGATATTTATAATCATTCTCTATATCGTCTTCATTACTATTCGGTTTAACAATCTTTTTAGGAACTACAAATGAATTTTCTTTAATCGCAGTTTCTACAGGATCGAATACACCTAGTGCTTTATCAATTTCTGAAAATGGGTCTTTCATAATCTAACCTTTTTTTACATCTGTTCCACTAGTTGGATCATAGTTCTTTGCATCTTGAAAGAAAGAACTTGTTTCACTAAATCCAAAATCATCATCTGCATCAGCACTTGATGGGTTTGGTGCAACAGAATATCTCTGTTCTCTTGTAGGTGTAACTGCTGGTAAGTCTGAAAATTGATCTACCTGTACAGTATTGATAACACTTGAAGAAGTAACAGGGCCATATAGATAAAACTTTAAAGTAAATGCTAAAGTATAGATAATAGCTCTACGACTTTCAAAGTCTCCTTGATAGTTATCTTCATAACCTACACTATTTAAAATGATAGGAACATCTCTTTTGATTCCCATATCTGCCATGTCGTTAAGTGTTAAAGTGTAATCTGGTTGAAAGTATGGAAGTATTTGTTCTACAATCTGCAACGCATCATCAGAGTTCTTTGCCATTGCATATAGAGTAATGTCCATGTTATATGGAACAGGCATAAACTGTGTGTCTAACTTATCTGCATTTGCACTAGAACTTTTTACTTTTTTAAATTTCTGTACACGATTTAGTTTACGAGTGGAGTCATATGTTAATGAACCAATCTCAAAACCTAATCGTGGTAAAGTAATTGCAGCTGCACTTCCAAGTGATGGGTCTGCATCTAAACGAGTTAACCATTTTTGTTTAGGCCCATATGCAAGTGGTACTTTCATTGATTGTTGAATAACTCCAGAGTTGTCCTTACGAACTATCTGAATATTGTTAAACATAGTTCCAAACGCAACTATTATATTCCTTACTGTTTCGTGGTAAAATTGTTGTCCTAACATTATGTGGCACTCCCTACATCACCAAATGGATTTGATTCAGAAAAGTCTAATACTGTATCGTCAAGTTGGTCGAATAATTCATTTTGTGAAGTCTTATCTGTATCATAATCACCTACTATATAGTCTTCTGTAAGTATGTATGAAGCTATACCAGTATCAGCTGCATTTTCTAACTGGATAGAACCGACTTCATTTTCAAGTGTAATTTGGAATTGTCTTGCATCTGTAGATAATTCACCCTCTATTGCATCAATAGTTGCAATACCTGTGTCAATAACTTCTGAAGCATACTCAAACTGTTTACATCTTAGTTTATAT